AGCGATTGAACTGGAACTGAATGTCGAGCCCGTCAATCGAGCCCTCGAAAGTGTTATGCTGCATGGTTGAAAATGATTGAAAGTTCTTCGTCGGAAGCGTCAACATTCTTGTTTGCTTGCCATTCTAGCTGATCGATCATGATTCCGTTTCGATCACCCATCGGCTTGGTTTGCAACTGAGCCTTCGGAATGCTGAAAACCAGCGTAGAACTGCTAGGCCCATCGATTGTAAACGAAAGAGTCGCTTCCGTCGAATCGCGAAGTTGAGCATATCGGCCCTGAGTCGCAATCAGTTTGGATTCTGGGTTGCCAGTGATCCTTGGATTGCGATCAGTGATAACGAAGTTGTCGATGCCTGCCGCCGAAGTCGAGCATTCCCGAGCCGTAATCACGTTGCCTAGATCGATCGTTGCCGACTCCAAGCAAAGATTGTATGAGTCCCAAGATGTAGCACCTCCAGCAACCCGCAATGGTAGCGTGTTGACGTAGTTGATTGACGACGGAATAGCTGCGTCTGCTTCGTCATCGTAAACGCCTTGGAAGTCGAACTCGATTCGACCCATCCGGCCCGTCGGCAAAATGAACCGAGCATTTCCGACCGCGCCGTAGATCCTGCGACGAACGCCATCGAAGAATCCGGCGATCGTCACCGTTTTGACGTTGGTTCCTGGAACTTCCGTTCTCGGCTTGTATGTTGCTGTCGAGAGAACCAAACCGCAAGCCGGGAGATAGGTCGTTGCCCAAGCCGGAACATTTGTTCCATCGTAGGCAAGATCGACCGAGAACGTAGCTCGACCACGCCTGGCCCCTGGGATCGATGCAAGCCGACCGAATCCGCCTTGGCCTTGACGCTCTTGCATCTCGAACTCTGGATTGATTACAAGGTCATAGGCGTTGATCGTGCAATCAGCCGCCGCGATGGTTTCCGCAGTACCAACCGTCGATTCGATCTTCCCGCCGAGAACTGATTTTTTACGCAGTAGCATATTTGTCCCTTCCTAGTATTTGGTTGGCATCTTGTTTGGCTTCTTTTAGCTTGCGATTGAGAATCGCTTGGGCTTGTGCTGCACCTCGATCAAAAGCATCTTTCACGCCTTCGATCTTGCTGACTTGCAAATCGCGTAGCTTTTGAATCGGGAATCGCTTCTTTCCGACTCGCTTGTAAATGTTGCGTCCTAGCTTTGGAATCTTAGGCCCGAATGCACCTTCAAAGACCATAGCAGGAACACCGCGAACCATTTCGATCTCAACTCCCTCGACTGTTTGCCGAGCCTTGAAAGCTCGCAAAGGCATTGTGAACGTGTCGTCGATCTTGAGCAATGATTCTTTTTCAAGTAGGTTGTCGATCAATGTTTCGTCAACACAAAACTTGCGTAATTCTTCAACCTTTTCGACGACCATAGCCGTTGCTATTTCGCGCTGTGTCCTAGTCCTGATTTCGGTCGTCGCTTCCGTGTATCGCCTGTCGAATGCTTTCTCTAATCCGTCTGCGTAGTTCAATACTCGCTCGGATGCTCGGAGTACATTTTCTTCGTGTGTCACGATGTCGAATATCATTGCCTTACCGCCTTACCGTTGGATCGTCCTCTGATACTCGATAGGTGACAAGCAGTTGAATGTTGGCACCGTCAACACCTCCATCGGAAGTGAAAACGATCTGTGGCCCAAAGTTGGCGTAAAGTGCATTCCCGTCGAACGTGTGCCAACTGCTTGCCGGTTGGCAGATGCACTTCCGAACATCGGATGCAAATTGATTCAGTAACGTATCGATCGCGTCTTGGTTTCGCTCCGATGGCATCAAGATCAATCTGATATTGAATTGCTGCGTCAGAGCAACCGCTGGAGGATTGCCTGGGCAGGATAACTCAGGGACGGAATTGCTCACGCCCTGAGTAATGATGATCTGCCGATCTTTCGGAGTGTAATTAGCGAATCGCGTAGGTCGTTTGACCTCTTGAACATCAGTAGGGTATGTAGCCGAATCATCGACCATAGCCGATAGCCTGGTCTCCAATTCTGCTGCAATTTCCTCGATGATCGCTAACGGCACTCTAGCACCAACATCCCTTCATCATGCTCGACCAAGCGAACAATCGACCGCCTGTCGATCGGTTCTCCGACTCGCGGAGATAGACCGATCTGATCCCCGCCCAAGTCTAATTCATCGCTTGCGATACCTTCGGCCTCATCGTTTGAAACGTGGATGGTGAATCGTGGAGTCACCAAATCCGATGCCTCTGGAAATTGCAAAGAATCATCCCGCACAACCACCGCATCAATCTTTCGAGACCGACCGTTCCGCTTGTAGTAAACGATCGGCTCTGCAAAATCATCGGGGTTGGCGAATACCTTCTTAGCATCCTCTTTGATGAGATCGTGAAGGCTCATCGGTTATCGCTTGCACTCGACCGAGACGTAATCAACCGTCACGCTGTTGACGTTCGTGCTGGCAGTCTTGCTGATCTGGACAAACGGTTGAAGCGATCCGGTTGCAGCCGACATCGAGAAGGTCGTTGTCGAAGCAACTCGAGCACCGTCGATGTAGAACTTAACGTCCTGCTTGCCGCCAGTGAAGTCGATAACGAATTCTTTGTAGGTCGCAACCAACGAAACGCCTGATGCCTTGTCATCGTTGTCGGTCGTTCCGTCATCGCTCTCGCAAACAACAGCATTCGAGCCCGCAAGCTTGAATTGTGCGTTGTTGGCTGTTGCGTCTGTATCATCGTTTCGAGCCGACTGCAAGCCGAAAGCCAAGGTGGTAGCAGCATTGAGAGATGCAACCGTCTTGACGATGAAAACAGCTCGCTGGATGTTGTCGATGTCGAAGCAAAGCTTGTCGCCGAAGTCCAAGCAAACATTCTGAATTTCGTTGGCACTATCGAAGGTCAACGCGATTTCCCCGGTAGCCGATGGGCTTACCGAAGCATAGGTTGGAGTTCCGCTAGAGGAGGTGTCGGTAATCTTCCAATTGCCTTCGCCGACAGTCGCCGCGTAGGTCTTGCCGCCGAAGAAATCATCCTCGAACTTGGCATGGTTAACAAATCCGCTCATGTCTTATTTTCCTTTTTTGTTGTGTTGTCGCTGTCAAAGAAAGCCCTGGCCATCGCCGACCAGGGCTGTAGGTCAATCAACCGGACTAGGTACGGTTGCCGAAGATACCTCGATGGTCGATCACTGCTGCGGCCATCGATTGACGGACGTAGTAGTGATAAGTGTCATTGTCCTTGTTCCATTCGGACTCAAGCACTGGGGCTTCTTCGCCGTTGAGGAACGTGATTTCGACGGTATCGACTTGAGCGTTGTCGGCGATCGCATACCAGTTGGTCGCGCTGTTTGCATCTAGCAAAGCAGTCGCAACGACTTGTAATGGACGAACGCCATTGACTCCGTAGATGTTGATCACGCCTTCATTGCCGTTGCTCTGAGCGTAAGACTGGCTGTTAACTAGTTCCAATGCGGTCGCTGCGTATGCTTGCGGGACAAGCAAAGTGCGAGGCGAAAGGTTCAGGTAAACATCGCTGCTGAGACCCTTTTGCAAGGACATCAGCTTGAACGCTTCGTTCAAGGTCGTAACGCTTGGAGCAGCAACCGAAGATGCAGTGATGTTAGTGCCGCTTGTGTGCGATGCACTGAACAAAGCGAAGCCGTCGGCCATCGTTGGGTTGGCAAGCAAAGCATCGTAAACGACCTTCTCTTGCGTCCTTCGTGCTGCGTTGCCGTGCATCGCTGGGATGCGAGACAATGCGTCAAGGTCGTCGTTAACAACAGTTTCCCAAGAGACTGAGAACTTCTTACCGAACTTCTCGACCTTGTAGGATCGCTTGGAATCGACGACTTGACCCTCAGGGTATGGAGCCCCTTCGGGAACCATTTCGAGGTTTGGAGATTCGCCGAGCTGAATGCGGTTGATGTTTTTGAAGTCATCGACCGATTGAGCTTGACGAGCCCACAAAGACCAAGTGTATGGAGCTTCTTCGTAAGCCGCTCGGAGCGTCTTGCTAGCTGCATCTAGCAGGATGTTTTGAAAGCTTCCGGTCGTGTGGTAGGCTTCCATCGATCGACGAATGTTGAGTCGATTGAAAGCCTTATCTTGACCCATCGCCATTCGAGCAACGTCGGCTCGACTGTACTTCTCTGGATTGATGCCCATGCGACGAACGCACAATTCAGCAAGCCGATAGATTCCGAGGTTGCGGAAATCTTCCGACCCTTGAACTTGTGGGGCTTTTTGTTTGACAGTCCCTTGGAAGCATCGCTGAATCAATCCAGCCTTAGCTGCTGCTTCGAACTTGTCATGCTCCGACTCGGTAACGCGAACATCGCTGCCGACAGTCTGTCCGATTGGGGAATTGCTCATCTTTCGGATGATCCTTTCTTGAGCGTCTTGCACAGAACATCCTGACTCGACCAGTTCATCCACAAAGGCACGCTCGACCTTTGCTAGAGTCCCCGCCGAGATAATTGCCTTGCGTCGTTCGTCAACTGCTTTGAGTTGTCGAGTCACTTCCTCTTGTACCTTCTCATCCATTCGCATTGCCTCATCTTCGGGCTTGCTTTCTTCGGCCCTTGCCATTTCTTCGGATGGCTTATCTTCTGCCATCATTTCAACTTCAAGCGATGGCTTTTCCATGTGGTCTGCCATCCACTTGATAATCTCGCTCGCATCGGTCATCCCTTCTGGGAGACCAAGGGCTTTCAACTGAGCCATTAGCTCTTCTGACATGCCTGCCTGCCTTTCTTCTTGGTCATAAGACCGTCGAACAGTAGAATTCGGATCTGCGCCCGTTGCACAGATCGAAGCGTTGTGAGGTTCCCAAGCGGTTACAATTTCCGCTGGCCCCTCAATCACCTTGCCTTGTCGGGTGGTGTACGTTTGACCCTCTTGAACAAAAACCCTCGCTAGGATCTGTGCATCAATCGAGAAGTCGTTTAGATGGCCCTCGTTGTACCGAGTAGCCACAATTTGAGATTCTTCGTCGGATGCAAATGAAGCATCACCAACAAGCGAACCGTCTTGAATCGAAATATTTCGGATCGAGCCGAACACATTGCGAACCGTCTTGTCATTGTGAGAATCGACAATTGGTAGTTGGTTCTTGCCGTTGCGGAATTGAACGCCATCCATCAAGAGAACTTGACGGATCGTTTGCCGACGCTC